GAGAATAATCAGATGAAAATTGTTCCTCCCGGTGACGGCAAGAAAGTAATTTAATTAAAGTAGGGGGTACGTATGTCATTAGAAAATTTAAGTTTTGAAGAACGGGATTCATTGGCTGAGTTGTCCAAGAAATTGGCTGACAATCCAAAAACCCGTAAAGCGTTTTTACGTTTAACTAAAGAAGTCAATCCAGATATTAATATTCCTGAGATTGAAATTGAAGAGTCTACAAATTCTGCCATCTATAAGATGCAAAAAGAAAATGATGAGATTCGCAATAAACTCAGAGAAAGAGATGCTCTGGATGATTTAGAAAAACGTAGAACTAATTTGATGCGAAAAGGATTAGCAAAATCAGACGATGATGTTGCAGCAATTGAAAAAGTAATGCTTGAAGAAGGTATTACTAATCACGAAGCAGCAGCACGTCACTGGGCATGGATGCAACAAGCAGCAGCACCGACTCCATCTCAGTTTCATTCGAATGTTGCTAAAAACCAAGGGTGGGATTTAAGTCGTTTTTCTAAAAACCCAGTTGGTACGGCAAGAGATGTTGCACACGAAGCATTAGCAGAACTCAGGAAAAATAAACCGATTGGGTTCTGATGTAGTACACGGGGGTGGTAGCTGCGATAACATCAAGGCATTTTGTTGAATTTTTATAGGAGAGCATTATGGCTATAGGTGGCGGTATTTTACCTGCAGCTGGTACCTCGCAATATACGGAATTAACTTACGTTACAAGACGTGCTTTTATTCCTAAATTGGTTGTCCAGCTTTATAACAGCACTCCCCTGATGGCAGCTTTGATTGCAAATAGTCAACAAGCCACCGGTGGTGTGTCCCAAGTAACCGTACCCGTTCAGGGTTCACAGTTTGTAAATGCACAGTGGTCTGACTATTCTGGTTCTTTTAACCAGCCGTCAGTACAACAAGGTGCTTACAATGCTGAATTTAACTTAAAATTGATGATTGCACCTGTACCGTTCCTCGGTATGGAAGGTGCTGTACAGCAAGACCATGCAATTATCCCTCTCATTGAAGCTCGTATGAACGATGCGACTAACGTGATGATGGATGCAATGGCAACTGCTTTGTACAACAACACAACCAATACACAACAATTTATTGGTTTACCCGCTGCGGTGGATGATGGAACTGGTACAGCAACTTACGGTAACATCAACCGTAATACCTATACATGGTGGAAGTCTAAGCAATACGCTGCTGGTAACGTCAACCCAACACGGCAAAACGTACTCCAGTATATTTCTGGTACAGTCAAAAACGGTGCAGAAGTACCGACATTTGGTGTATGCGGATTTGGTACATGGACACTCTTAGCACAAGATTACGTGGGTCAAGAACAGTACGTCATTACTCCGGGTAACGGATTTGATAGCGACTCCAATGGTCCTCAAGCTGCTTTCAGAGCGTTAATGGTTGCTGGTGTTCCAATTTATCCAGACCCATATTGCCCAGAAGGTACAATGTACTTCTTGAATTCAAACTACCTCAGTCTGTATATCCATGACCAAGGTTCATTTGTATTCACAGGATTTGAGTCTACTCTTCCTAACTGGCAGATTGGTTATGTAGGTGCGGTATTGATGATTGCCGAATTGGTAAGCACAAAACCAAAATCTATGACCAAGGTGACTGGCTATAACTCACTCAACATTTAAGGAGATTAACCATGTCATTAAGTTTACAGAAAATCATATTAGCTGGTGCCGGTAGTAATACCCCCGGTGCTTATTTACAAACAACAACAGTAGCGGTTGGTGGCACAACAACAGCATTAGTACCTGCTGGACTCTATGTTTTAATTCCGTCAACAAATATTAACGTACAAGCAACACCTGATAATGGTTCTACATGGACTACATTCATTGCTGCTGGTGTAGGTGGTACATTGTTCTCTGACGGTGTAAACATTCGGTTTAACAACAGTTCTACTGCTGCAAACGTCACATTGTTAACTGTTAACGGTGGTCAAGCTGCTTCTGGCACTTACAACCAATAAGGAGCAATAAATGGCTAATCCAGATTCAGTCTCACAGTTCTACCTAGATAGTTTCGGGAATGGTCGTATTGGTGTTGTTACTGCTACTCAACTTAACACGGCTGGTAACGCAGTAGTTACTATTCCGTTATTAAATGGTGGTATGACTAAAGGTGCATCAGCAGCAAGTTCAGGTGGGGTGATTGTTCGTAGAATTACGCTTAATAATCCATCTGGTTCTTTGTCTACTGCAAACGTATCTATTACAACAAGTAATGACGGTAATATTTCTAATGCGGTTGTAGCAAATACAACGGTTAGTATTACTGCAAACGGGTTGTATCAAGATTTAACAATTGCATCACCTTATAGTGCCAATACGGTTGTAAGTGGATTTAATACAAATGCTTTATATGTCAACGTCAATACTGCGTCTGGTAACAACAACACAGTAACGATTGCCGTATATGGCGATGTTGTCAGTTTCTAATGACTACATACTTTGTAACAAACAATTCGGATACCGTTCTAACAGATAGTTGGGACGGTAAACCGTTTGTGTTTGAGCCGGGTAAAACCCTAGAGGTGCCGGAAGAAATAGTAGTTCATGTATTTGGTTATCATGCAACAGACAAGTCACAATACCTTGCAAGGTTTGGTTGGGCTGTGACGTTAAATGATATACCGGAAGGATTAAAAAAATTGGAGAAGTTTGTGATTAGCAATACTCCTCCAGTAGTAAAGAACCATTCGATACCCCCGGTGGTGGAAAGAGTACCCTTACCTTCTAACAAGAGGGTGGGGGGAAAAGTCCTTAGCCCTGCTTAACATGGATAATATATGGCACAACCTACTTTGCAGAGTTACGTTACAGAATGTCAAAGGCTTTTGCATGATGCCAATGCTGTATTTTATAGCGTCCAAGAATTAACGGATTACATCAATTCTGCAAGAGAACGGGTTGCAAGAGACACGGGTTGTACACGAACATTACAGATTACACAAACACCATCTAACCCTACTGGGTTAACGTCTGCTAACGCACCAATTGCATGGGTAGGTGGTGCTACAGCAACAACAGGTAGTTTAGTGTTTTATAACATTTATACGTACACAGTCGTAACTGGCGGTACGTTTGCATCAACTCCTCCACCCTATCCGGGTAATACAGGGTATGCACAGAATACGTATCCACCATCTACACCATTTACTAACGGTACAGTTACTTTACAATATGCTGGTCCAGTAGAAATCATCCCGTATGCCTCACTACCGCAAGGTATTAATACGCTAGATATTGTTAACGTCAATATTTATTGGGGTAATACACGGTATCCTTTACTGTATAAACCTTGGACACAATTTAATGCAGAGTTAAGGTACTGGCAAAACTATGTTGGTCAACCTGTATGCTTTAGCGTTTATGGACAACAACAGATTTATTTGTCACCTATTCCAGACCAGATTTATACACTTGAAATGGATACGGTCATATTGCCTACTGCACTAACTAATTTATCAGATGTAGACAATCAATTAAATGACCCATATACAAGTCCGGTTGCGTATTACGCTTGTTATAAAGCAAAGTTTAAAGAACAAAGTTACGGTGAGTCGGAAATATTTAAACAACAATATAACCAGCAAATACAGGCTGCATTAAGCTCTACATTTACTAGACGGATGCCAAACCCTTACCAGCCGGTGTTGTAATATGGCACAAAGTCCTGAACAGAAAAAATCGTATCAGGTCATTAAACAGTTCACTACTGTTAATACCAAAGCGAACCGAACAGCAATACAAGAAACAGAATTTTCATGGCTAGAAAATGCCATGCCAATTGGCTACTCCAATCTTAAAATTACCGGTCAACGCTCGGCAATTACAGATAATGCAAGTAATGCAGTCGTCTTTTCTGCTAACGTCACTTATTTATCATCCGTTAATATTGGTCTAAATGATTACGTTGTTGCATTTAAAGACGATGGTTCGGCTCAAGGATTTAATTTACAAAGCAAACAATTAGTCACAATTGGTAATGCAGGTAAATTTTCTAATGCTGGAATTGCAGTTAGTCAGTGGAAAAACCAAGATATGCTCATCATAGACCCTAATAAGGGATACTATGTATGGGATGGGAACAACACCATCTTTGTAGGCAGTGTTGGACAAATAGCTTTAATTAGCGGTGGTTCAGCATATACTGCAGCACCGTCTGTGGTGATTTCTGCTCCTAATGACGCTAACGGTATACAAGCAACTGCTGCTGCAACTATTTCAAATAACGCAGTTACATCAGTAACGCTTACAGAAGCTGGGTCAGGATATACACAGGCACCATCTATTACTTTTGCCGGAGGCGGAGGTACAGGAGCTAATGCGGTTGCAAGTATTGTAACTTTTGCTACAGGCACGGTATCTATTGCAGTCACCAATCCCGGTGATAGTTATACCGGTACACCAACTGTTAATATTTCTGGTGGTGGCGGAACAGGTGCAAGTGCCACAGCAGTCGTACATGGCAATGCTATATCTACCATTGTGATGACCAATCCGGGTAGTGGATATACTAACATTGCAAATTTAACTGTTACATTAAGTGGAGGCGGTGGAGCCAATGCAAGTATTCAAGCTACTATTAACAATACTCCTAACGTGGATGTCGCTTCTTTCAGTGGTCGAGTTTGGATTGCAGCAGGAAGGCAAGTGTATTATTCGGCTGCTGGAACCTACAACGACTTTACCAGTGTGTCTGCAGGAAATATTATATTAACTGATTCCACATTACACGGTAATTTGTTCAAATTATTAGCGGCAAACAACTTTTTGTATTTATTTGGTGATGATTCGATTAACGTATTTTCTGACGTGAGGGTGCAAACCAATGGTACTACTTTATTCACTAATACTAACGTCTCTGCCTCTGTTGGTTCTAAACGAGCCGATGCTATTTTCCCTTATTTCCGTTCTGTTTTATTTATGAACGATTACGGAATCTACGCTTTAGTAGGTTCTACAACCAGTAAGATTTCAGACCCATTAGACGGTATTTTTCCCAACATCGACTTTACATACCCTGTATATGCCGGTCAGGTATTAGTAAATAATATTCTGTGTGCTGCATTTAACTTTAGATATTATGATGCGGTATTTACTAATTCATACCGTTACATTCAAGCAGTATTTTTTGAGAAAAAATGGTTTTTTACAAGCCAAGGTAACAATTTACAATATATTACTTCTGCACCGGTAGGTGGAAAAGTTAATTTATACGGTACAGAAAACAGCGCACTTTATCAGCTATACGCTGATAAAACCAGCAGCGTTTCAAGTATTATTCAAACTGCATTAATGCCAATGAATGACCCTATTCGTGACAAACAAGCACTTAAATTCGGGGTTGAAGTTACTACAGCAAATAGTACAATATTTAATGTAACGGTAGATAGTCAACAAGGCTCTAGTCCACCGTACACATTACAGAATAATGTGCTTTGGTATAACAATGTAGGAACAGATTTAAATTGGATAAATAACAGTAGTCAGGTAATATATTGGTTATTTACTAGCGGTTATTATTTATACAAATCAGATGCACAGCAATGGGGTAAATACTTAGGGTTAACACTGACATCTAACTCTGCTGCATTTGTTGTGAATACCTTTGAATTTGAACATGAATTAAGAGCGAGGTTCTAACATGACAGTCCCATATACATTTGCTACGGCAACATCATCTATACCGTTGAGTCAATTGGACTCAAATTTTGCTACAGCGATTACGCTTGGTAATACAGCAGTTTATTTAGGAAATACAACTACAAGTATTGGTAACTTAACATTAACCAACACAACTATATCTAGTGTAGCGGTTACTTTTCCTAATAGTTATTTGAGCAATAGCTCGGTAACTATCGGTAGTACAAGTGTTAGTCTTGGAGGTACAGCAACCACAATATCTGGATTAACTTTAACATCANGTGCATTTAACGGCACANTTGGAGCAACTACACCAAGCACGGCAGTAGTAACATCTTTGACCGATTCAGGATTAACTGCTGGTCGAGTAAATTACAACGGTACAGGCGGTCTTTTAGTA